ATTCACCTTCTTGTTTGACCTCTACGGCCGCTTTTTTTTGTGACATAATATAATATAATTAAAAATTAATACTAAATAACTGGTGCTTGTCCTCCTTGATTTTCAAAATCTATTGGTAATAAATCATTTTTTCTTTGATCTATCATTTGACTTTGCTGTGTACCAGCTATTCTTGTTCTTTTATCTTTACGATCTTCTATTTCTTGTTCTTTCATTGTTTCACGCTGAGTTTTCATTTGCTCTAATTGCAATTGATAATTAAACTCTTCAGCCATTAATTGACGTTTAATCTCAGCTTCTGTTTGCATACGTTGTATTTCAAATTGAGACTTTGCTTGTTCAAAGTTTACTTTCTCCGAAGTTAAAGCTTGTTGTTTTTGAACCTCTGCTTCTGCTGCTTTTTCTGCTGCAGCTGCATTAGCCTGAGCTTGTTGTTGAGCCATTTCAGATTGCATCTGTCTTTCTCTTTGTAATTTACGTCTTCGCTTTTGCTTTAACATTTGATTAGCTAGTTTTAAATTACGTATTTGACGTAACTCAATAGCGTCTTCTAAATCTATACCACCACTAGATAAGGCAACCTGTATGTTTTGTTCTAATTTAGCTTTTTCTTCTTCATCTGGTTCTAAATCTAAAAATATACCAAAGTCATGTAGATTTAATTTATCTATTTGTCTTAATGTAGAAGTGTTAAATATGTTTAAACTATCTCTTAATGCATTAGCTGTTAAAGGATAATCTAACATATCTTTTATTTTTTTAGAAATATTTTCACACATTCTTAATGTTAAAAATAAACTAGCATTGTTTATATGCTTAGTAGCTATATTAGATGCTTGAGCTGCAAGTTTTTGTAATCCAACTAATGTATTACTATCTTGTATACTTCCGTCTCTTGCTTCGTTTAATCCCGTCACATCTCTTATCATTTGTAAATAATAATTATATGTAGATATTAAACTTTGTATTTTCGCCTGACCAGATCCGCTACTTAATTCTTGTACTGGAACTTTACCTCTATTTAATTCACCATCTTGAGTAAGTGATCTACCTACAACAGAACCAGTTTGAAAATACATATTCAAAGCTTCCTGTGGATTATAATTAGTACCATTTCCAAGATCAACCTCCGCTAAACCATCCATGTCTAAGAAAACACCATCTGGAACCATTCTAGCAATTACTTGTTGAAGTTTTAAATGAGTTATTTGAATCATATCCGCAAACCCAGTTATTCTGCTAACTGTAGAATCAATACGTCCTTTGTACATTCTTGGAGCACAAATCGCGTAATTCATTTCTACTTTAGTTGTATCCGCAAAAGGTCTTGTCATGTTTTTACACATCTCCCATTTTAACAACATATCAGTTCCTAAAACTTTAACACCTTTGTATAAAACTTCTATAGTTCTACCAACTCTTTCAAAGTTTTCATTTTCAGGTGGATTAAATGTATCTGGTTTTTCAATAGCTTTAACTAATCCTTGTTCTGTTTGTTTTATCTTAAAAACCTGATCCATATATGTTTTATATTCAAAATATAAAACTGGTATAGTATTTTGATCATTTGGTCCATTACCATACCCATACATGTATGTTCTATTACCTTGGTATTCTTGGATTTTTTTTAATTCACTATCTGATAAGTTTGGAAACTGTTTAGCAATTTCAGGTAAAGTAACCATTTTATATTCACCAACATAATATATGTCTTCAAAATTTGGATCTTCCGTGTAAGAATATACTAAGTTAGCAGGATCAACATAATCAATAGTTATACCATTTGAAGTGTTGAAGTTTGTTTTTACAGCACCTATACCACAAGTAACTAGATCATAATTTATTCTTCTTCTAATTAAATCCCATCTATTTACATCTAATACTTGATTGATAGCTTCTTCTTCTGCTATTTCTATACCCTGCTTATAAGACAACTGCATGTGTAATTCTAACTCTTCTGCATTTTCAGGCATTTTATCTTCTGGTATATCTGTATTAAATAGATTAGAACCTAGAGTACTAGTTATTCTTTTCATTACATCTCTAGCAAACATATCTTGCGCTAGCATTTCTGCATAGTTAGTTCTTTTTTCTACTGATGCAGGATCTTGAGCAAAAGCATTAACATCATAATCTTTATTAGATATACCATTTGTTAATATATCTACAAATTTAGAAATAATAGGAACTGGTTTCCAATCTAAATTTAAATAAGATAAATCACCATTAATAGATAATTCATCTTTATATTTTTGAGTAGGTTGTTCACCTCTTGCGTACAACCTTAATCTATTGTAGTTATTCCAAGTAGTTAAATACCTATTACCATTAGTTCTTCCCTGAGAAAACCACTCTTGCTCTATAGCTTGAGCCACTTGCTCGCCATATTCAAAGCTTGCTTTTTCCGCGTCGCTAACCACTTGGCTAGGGAAAATACTACTACCGTTAGTGTATATACTCTTCATTTATTTTATTATTTTTGATAAAGAACCTCTATTATCATATTTTTTAATTCCTAAATTATAACTTTGCCTAACTATTTTAGGAACAGGTCTATATTTATTTTTATTACAAGCCATTAAAGCTAAACCA